AAAATTGATGTTCTCTAAGATCAGATCCTCAACGCTCGATTGTGTTCGATACGCCTCGTTGCTGTCTTGTAACAGCTCCCGCTCGTCCGGTGATAGAAACCAATTCTTCTGGCCTTGCACATACATAGTCTCTTTGACCTGGGCCCAGAGCTGTTGCATGTTGACACCATGATTCACATTGATGTCTTTGACTGCGAGTACCCAGAATCTTCGATTCCCCGACGTGTCCGTCAAGAACTCGCGAGCATTGACTGATGCATAGAACGCCGTGCGGCGCTGATACGTCGTAAAGGCTCGGTCATACGGCAATCTAAGCTCATCCGTCTTCGCCGTGACAAATGCTTTCAGCTGGTCGATGTCCGACTTTTTAAAGGTCGACTCGATCTCGCCTAACTCCACAATCCAATGACTCACGGCTCGCTTTACAGAGTCCTTGTCAGAAGGGTTAAGCGTCGCACCCTCCAAGAGCCAACCATTATTGTAATTGCAAAGGCGCTTGAACCATAAGGTTTTACCGAGTCCTTGAGCGCCCTGGAGGACCAAGATGCCTTCGAGCTCCACGCCATTCTTTTCACATGCTGCGGCCACACAGCTGATTAACCATTTCTTGAGCAGCATTTCTTTCAGCTGCGCCGACTCTTCTGTGACCAGCGAATCCATAAAGGCTTGCAGTCGATCGGTCCCGTCCCAGGGTTCGCTCTCAATCCATTCCCGGACCGGGTTGTATTCTCTGGCCAAGACTTTTAGATAATCTCTGACCTTGGTGTGTGGGATGCCCATGTTGATGCAACGATCTTCGATCTCAATGAGACTGGCTTCCTCATACATGTCAGCAATAAACTCCATGTTCGGTATGTCAATTTCCATCTTCTTCTTAATCACGTTGTATCGCACATCGACGCCGTGTGTAATCAATACGCCATTGATGTTGTCTTTGGTGTTTAAATATCTGCCGTTTGCATTGCGGTTGAAATCGTATTCAACAGGCACGTCGATCTTCTGCAAGACCACCTCGCCTTCGACGACTTCAACTTCGTTCTTATGGTCGTTGTAATCGCCTTGGCTTTCCGGCATTTGGATCTCGGCGTGACCGCCATTCTTTTGGATAAAGGCTGCCGCCTTCTTCGCTTCCTTCTCACCCGTTTTACTATCATCGTTATCCGCCACGAATATGTGTTTGTGTTTTGGAAAATACTGATACATGACCTCTGCGACCTTGATTAAGTTGTAAGCGTCAAATGCGACGACGACAGGCTGTGAGCGGTCAGCATATATAGAAGCGGCCGTGGCATAGCCTTCGGCATAATTCAAGCTGTCGCTTGTTTTAAAGATCTCTCTTCCTAAAAGAAAAAAGCTACCGCTTTTTTTGGAACCAGTAAGGAAACGCTTTGATCCATCGGATGCGATAAACTGTAGACCAACGATAGAGCCTTGATTGTCTTTCAGTGGGATCACCAGGTTATCGTGTTTGTCTTTCTTTAAACCATAGGACAAGACTTGCTTCTTCTCCAAGTACGGATGTTTAATCACGTCCTCGCATTGGTCCCAAATCGACTGCGATCGCTTCGCGGCCTGTGAATATTTCTCAGCGGATTTGACCTCGGCTTGTTTTTGTAGAGCTGCGATCTCGGCTTTCTGAGCTGGCGTCATACGATAGCGCTCACTGTTCTCTGGTTTCCAAGTCGCTGTGGGTTGGTCGGCACTGACTCTGTAATCGCCTAAACGTCCAAATGGAGAGGACTGATCGAGCCATGCTTGATACCAACCCACGAGCTTCCTCTGGTTGCCAATGTTGATGTACGCTCTACCCACTGAGCCATCGGTAACCAGTCCCTTCTTGGGGTCGGGTTCATAGCCATTGCTGGCCAAGAAATCGCTGAATTGTGTTATATAATCGCTGGTAAACGGGGTGTTAAAATCTTTCGGTTTAGGTCCTTTTATCTTTAATGACATCAATCATCCTTATTTTCTTTTACTATTGCTTTGACTTGCAAAGGGTTATAGGATAATATCCAAGTTTACTAAATTTTGCAAATACATAAGGTAGGAGATTTATTATGAGTTTAACAATTAGTGGCGAAGGTGGAGGCCAAGATCTACCAAAATTAGAACCCGGAATCTATAACGGAACATGCTACAGCATCGTGGATCTAGGGACAACAGACCAAGAATACAAAGGCGTGGTCAGCAAGAAAACAAGAGTCCATTTGGCTTTTGAAGTAACCGAATCGGTTGATCCAACAACCAATACAGTAATGATGGAAGACGGCAGACCTTTTGGTGTATTTAAAACTTACACTGCATCTTTGTTTGAGGCCGCAACCTTGAGGAAAGATCTTGAGAGCTGGCGCGGTAAAAGTTTTACCGAAGAAGAATTATCTGGTTTTGACATATCAAATTTAATTGGATGCACAGCCAAGATTGAAGTCGGACTTACCAAGAAAAGTGATTACGGCGATGGTGGCAACCCAAAGATTTTGGCACTCAGAGAACCAAAAGAAGGTGTGCAAAAAGTTGAAACACACAACGACAAAATGATTTTTGATTTGGATGTTTACTGCGATGAGTTTCGCGGCAAATCCAGTGATGAAAGCAAAGTTATGTGCGACATTTTTGAGTCATTACCAGAGTGGCATCAACGTGATATTGATGCCAGTTATGAACTGATTGCTGCCAAACAAGAGTTTGAAGACACACCCGTTGAAAAACTTATGGAAGAAATGCCGCCAGAAGAAACGAATAACAAAGACGACTTCAAAGACGATAACATTCCTTTTTAATTGATCCCGGTGGGTGGTTTTCTCCTAGATGTCTCACAGCACTTGAAAATTCCACCCACCACCCAAATGGCATTGGGTGGGCACCCTAAATGGTAAACTTCATTCATGTTTGTATCAGCTCACCCAATGACCAAGGAAATAAAAATGATAGATAAAATCAATCCAGATCATTACAAAAAAGCACCGCTTGAAAGCATCGAATACATTGAGCACCAGCTAGGCCCAAATTTTAAATATTACCTAGTCGGAACGATCTACAAGTACCTTCATCGCTGGGAGTATAAAGACGAACCATTAACGGACCTCAAGAAAGCACGTTGGTACCTGGATAAATTGATACAACAAATAGAAGAACAAGAACCATGGAGGGAGGAACCATTGTGAGCAAAGAAATAGAATATGAGGTTTACTCTTTACCCGCAGCTCTTATGATGCAACACAATATGTCACAAGAGGTAGTGGCAAATCTCAATAATTACCTGGACGTTTTAAGATCCGACAAACATAAAGAATCAGCCTCCAAATTTTTGGTGGGCCAAATTCGCCAGGGCGAACAGCTCAGTATGGATTACATGGATAATCTACTGACACCTTTCGTTAGCATTGTTGAGAGTCTGGGCATGGCTTATCTAAAACATTTCGTCGAGTACACAAAATCTCCCTTGAAACCGAAGAAAATAAGTATAGATAAGCTGTGGTCAGTCCACAGTTATGAGGGTGATTACAACCCTATACACGATCATTTAACAGCGTCGAATATGGGCATCTCGTTTACCACTTGGACCAAAGTGCCGGATCAAATAGTCAAACCAAACGAAGAAGACAGAACGAGATATGAGCTGTACGAAAATTCTGGCGCCATAGACGGCTTTATAAATTTTACCTATGGTTTGAATCAAACCGGGGATCCAGAGAAACTAAGGCCTTCTCAATCGCGCTATGTAAAACCAGAACCGGGCAAACTATTGATGTTTCCGTCCTGGATGCAGCATTGTGTTTATCCTTTCTTTGGTGAAGGCGAGCGCAGAACTGTGGCCGGGAATTTGAATTGTTTTGATTTAACCAGGGAAGAATTGGAGGAGCTGAAAGAAAATGAAGTTTAAAATAGGAATGTATGACGATATCCCATACGAACAGTATGCAGAGATCCCAGCCTTTAGATCTCACGATCTAACCTCGGTCATTAAATGCCCGTACAGCTGGAAGAATAAAAAAGACATGGTGCAAACACCAGCTCTCTTGGAGGGCCGAGTGCAGCACACAGTTTTCCTGGAGCATCACAAATTCGACGAAGAGTTTGTCATTCAACCTAAAATTAATCGACGAACCAAAGCGGGCAAAGAAGAATATGAAGACTTCATGGCAAGTGTGGGCAACCGCACTCCAATCACCCAGGATCTATATGACACCTGTATGGAACGTCGTGAAGTAGTGAAACACTACATACCCAAAGACACTGACAAAGTAGAACACACCCTAGTCTTTGAGTGGCACGGCCACCCTTTCAAATGTCGTATGGACTGGTATGACAACGAGTATGTATGGGACCTTAAAACTTGCCGCGACGCTTCGCCTCGTGGCTTTAAAAGAGCGATTAATATGTTCAACTATCACATGCAAGCAGCAATATATGTCGATGCTTGTAGGGCGCTAGGGTTGACTGCAAAAGGATTCAACTTCTTGGCTCAAGAAAAACAACACCCATATCCTTATGTGGTTTACACCTTATCCGATGAAGCCTTGGTCTATGCCCAAAAAAGAAATGAACAAGCCTTGAGTTTATTGCTGAGATGCAAAGAGGGTGAAGATTTTAAACCATACAACATCGAAGGAGTCCAAACAGTAGAACTTGGAGATCTATACTAAAAAAAAGGTGGCTAATGCCACCTTCTCCTATATAAATAAAATTATTTTAACCATTCTTTTTTTGGTATTTGATCCGTGGTTTCATCGAATACAAGTGTCAAAATAATACTTTTCAAAGCGATTCCATTTACGTCTTTGAAGCCATGCTCGATCAACATTGGGTTCAATATGTCGTCTGTTGGCACTTGTTTCTCGTATGCAATCTTTTTTGCTTTCTCAAATAGTTCTTGTGCTTTCATTTCGTTCTCCTATGTATGTGAAATTAAATTGTAATTGTGTATGGTTTGCCAAGATGGTCATCATGCTCTGAGTCAAGAACCCAACTATAATCATCAACCAACTCTTGATCGGTTGACTCATAATAATTGCTCATAATTGAGGCATCACCCTCATATCGAAGTATCTTGCATCGCCTAAGTATTTCCTCTCTGATTTCATAAGAGAGTGGCAGTTTGTATTGTTTTCGCCTTTTTTTGATTTCTAACTCTCTTTCTTTTTTAGCTTCGATTGGATCGTATTCTTTTACAGTAAGTTGCATTTCGTTCTCCCGTTTTGTTGTTATTAATATGTCTCACATAACTAATGTATCGTAAGTTGCAAATGATTGCAACTATTTACTTACAATAATAACAACTTTTTTTAGGACAGATTTTCGTACAAATTGACCAGTCTTTGATGGTCGTGCAGCCAAAAAACCAACAGGTATCTATCACCCGTTCCGACGGGCAATCCTTTGTGGAGGTTGGTGAAACTTGGAAAGAA